AAACTTGTGCTGTTTCATGTTTTGTATTTAAGATTTCTTCCTTTCGTTTCTCCATCATGTCTATCTGACGATCGATGAATCTGATGCGCATCTCCTTGCTCTTGATCCACCCCTCGACATTCATCTTGATGCCTATATCCTTCATCAATGGCCAAACATGATTGAAACATTTGACCATGTCGCTTCTCCTTGTGTCGTTACCCGAAATGATGGCTACAACGTCTCTCATGTGATGAGATAGTGTGGCTCTGACAATCCCGAAGTAATGCGTAAGGATGTATCGCTTCTCTATGTCCGTGTACTTGTGTACTCGATACCAAAAGAAACCACACGTCAGCTTGATTACTAGTGCCTCAGGCAGCGATGCCTTACCTGTGTCATGACGCTCTCGAACATCGAACTCGTCAATCTGCAAGTACTCAGCCACTAGTGTTTGAGCTTCCGCTACAACCTCGTCAATCTCAGCGATGGTCTCCTCTGAGATCTCCTTCATCCAATATGGTTTGTATTCACCCATTGTTAAACAGAATCTTAGAGGTTTGAGTTACCACCTCGTTGTTGACGTCAGGGATCTCTTTGTTGAGAGCCGTGGTGGACTCAAGAAACTTGCCGCGAAAGTCAGCCACACCTTGATTGTACCCCCATCGATGCGCTAGCACAACCATGTCGGAGGATTCATCCCTTAAGGATTTCACGCGCTGATCCATGAGTTTCTTGTGGGTCGACAATGGGATGACACTCTCGTTTGTTTTGAACGTCTTGACTGCATCCTTGATTCTGTCAGCAATGGTTCGCTTCTTGAATCCATCGACGTACTCAGAGAGGTGCTTCCGTCCCTCGTCAGTGTTTAGGAGCTTGATAGTCCCCTTGCGGACTTCGCTTCTCACGTGGACGATGGCTCGATATGAGCGACCTAGCTCGTTGCACAACTCAACGACATCAGGATCGTTAGGAGACAACTTCTTTTTGTTGCGCGTGGAGCGCATAACTTTCTTGACCTCTTGTACTTTCCATGAGGTCGCGCCTTTGGTTCTAGGCATGATTAAATAAATTAAGAGTTAAACACGTTCCCCTTTGGGACTAGTCCGTAGTTATCGCACAAAGCATACACGTCTGACATCCGCTTTGCCAAATCTTTGAGCGCATGCGAGTTCGCTCTGAACGGCTCTTCTGTGTGCGCCTTGTAGTGGTATATGAATGCTTGGATGCAGGTGAGTGCGTCGAGGCATTTCATTTCAGATTTTGTTTTATCCATTTTGATCGATTTCCTTTTCTATTTCTTTCATGAGAGCAGCAACTTGTTCTCGAAGTTGAATACCTGCATAACAGCGTCCTTCACAAATTCCCCTCAAGATTCCTAGCATTTGAGGAAACTTTGACAGGTATGTCGCAGTTCTCCTCCCCTCGACAGGGTCACCATACACCTGCATGATGTTACCGAACTTGTCCTTGCTCTTGACGTAGAATCTCGACGATACGTTTTCGCTCCGTCCGTTACATGTTCTGTACCTTGTTTTCTTTTCAACAACAACCCATGTATCAGGGAACATGCGCTCCTTGTCGTCTCTAATCTTTTGCTTGAGTTGTTGAATCTCTGATTCGAGAGCTGTAATTCTTTTTAGGTGGGATTCTATCCTGTTCATTGTTGTTCTTTAATTAGTAGTCGTTGCTTTGCTTCGTAGTCCCTGAGCATACACTCAAGTAAGGTCTCGTTTATCCAACACGGGTTTGATTCACACTTCTCAACCATCACGTCGATCCGCTTTTCAAGCCGCTTGATGTTGTAATCTAGCCCGCTCATTGCTTCGCCTGTGCCTTGAGTTCCCGAATCTTATCTCGGAGCTGAATCTCCAAGCTAGTCAGTCGCTCATTGTCTTCACGTAGCTTAGCGTTCTCCGCTTCGAGGGCTTGCTCACGCCCTGTCTGTTCAGCGTACTGCTTCTTAGCTAACTCTTGGCGGAACTCCATCGACTCGATGGTTTGTTTGGCAGAGGATATGGCGTTCTCTGCATAGCGGATCGCCGCTTCGAGTTCGTTCTTTGATTCTTGTACTGAGTTCATTTTTCGGTGTGGTTTATAAGGGTTAATTGAATTTCTGATTCGCAGTTGTTATGCAAAGGGTCGAGGTATACGGCATCCACATAGAAGTCGTAGATGTCCTCGTAAGCCGTGGTGTCATGCACCATGATGACAACAATGTCGTCATCTTTGAAGTCAGACAGGCTATCAATCAGTTGCTTCTTCGTCATTGTTCTGTTGTGTAGTAGTTAATCATGTCGATGTTCGCTTGGTCAGGATTGGCTTCGTACCACTCTGCCATGTGATGCACAAGCGACTCGATGATGTCTGCGATGTCCATGTCATTGACTTGGTCGTAGCAGAACTGCTTGATGTCTTGGCGTTCCTTGTTGTTAATTTCTCGTGTCATTGTCTGTAAATTTTGGGGATTGTTCAATGATGTATTGAGCTACAAGCTCTTCAATGTCATCGACCACGTTGTCCACGTCGTTGTGTGTGAGTTCGTACTCTTCTTGCATCAGCTTGGTGAGCCGCATGTATCCGCTGTCTGCACCTGCTCCTTCGCGGTGGTTGAAGCAGTCGCTGACGTAGCTTCGGATGTCTGATTCTGTTTCGTTAGTCATTGTGTTTGGGGTTTAAGGGTTTGTGTGTGTATGCAATATGGGGGGCGCGTTTCGTTGTCGCAAGACATTTAACACTTTTAACATTTAGTTGAATCCATCGGTCAGGAGGATTCCGTTGTACTCCTCCATCGTTACTCGTTTGAACGAGTTGTAGTCGATGGTCAGGATAGGTTCACGTTGGTCAGCCCAACGCTCTCTTGCCTGCTTTCGAGCGGATCGAATGTTGGTTGCCCATTCGGAGTTCCATCCACCTTCGTTCCAACTGAAGATGTAGCAGTGGTTCTTCTTGTTCATAACTCCATCAGGAATACGATGTTGATACTGCCCTCACCCAATGGGTTTGGGATGATTGATGCTTGTAGGTATAGCTTCTCGTCTAGTGCTTCGCTTACCCACGACATGGCTTCGGTGTCTAGTGCTCCATTGCTTCTTGGCACTGAGAACGTTTTCCATGCTATCACGAGTTCATCGAGAGAGCAATCGAGGAAGGGGTTGGGGATGTTCATGCTTGTGAGTTGTTGGGGTTGAACATTGCGTTGAGTTCGTCCATTGACAGGTTCAGTGCTTCATCGGATTGATTTGCTGCCTTCTGCTTCAGGATGGTGGTCTTGGCTCGTGCCATCGCATCTTGGATGGACTCACCTTGACGGAGGATGATTGATACTGACATTGTGTATTGGGTTTAGAGGGTTTTACTTGTTGTCGTTGTAGTGCTTGTCTACGAGTCGCTTGATGCTATCGGAGTTGAAGTCATCTCCATAACTCAGGATGCTTATCGCCATTGACCTTACAAGGTCTGGTTTGTGGTAGGCAAGCGAGTTAATCTTGTACAGGTAGTTGGTTGGGTCTCCGCACCTGTCGTTCACCACTAGTGTGGCTCGTCCCACAGGTTGCTTGGTGATGTTGTCTACGATTTCTTTGTTGGTCATGATTCCTTGAGTTTACTGATTGAGATGTTGATGAGAGAGATGTTGTAGTGGTGCTTCCACTTATTCAACGCAGACAGATTCTGCTTATTGCGTTTGTGGTGATATTTTTCTTGTGCCTGTGCTAGTGCTTGGCGTACTTGCTCGTGGGTCATTGTTGTGTTTTGTGTTCGATGTAGTCCAACGAGAAGGTGATGAGATGTCCGATGCCCGTGAGGATGATGCCCCAAGCAAGGGACATTTGGGCGTACATGAGGAAGGTTGTGTAGGTAGTCATTGTGTGTGGGGTTTTTAGGAGTTTACTTGTTGTCGGTTCTGAACAGGTTGAACATTGCTTGTCGTGTCGCATTGAGTTCCTCTTGGGTTGGCTCGTCGTCGGCATCGTCCTCGTCCTCCCATTCGGTGTAGTAGTAGAGTTCGTCCTCGTAGCATCGTCTTAGGTATTCTGTCACCACTTCGGATTCACCGATGGATTCTATAGCCATGAGCTGAATCAACAGAGTCTCGTCGGTTGCCGCGTATGCATCTCCATCGCAGATGCAGTATCCTGAGTTCATTCCCTGTCCTGTAAGGGAGTCATATCGTGTGTGCTTCATGTCTCTATAACGTTTGTGGTTTGGGATTATTGTGTCAGCAGATGACAAAATCTTCGGGAGTTGTGTCGCAGTTCAGGACGAACAGGTCAGTGCCGTTTCCGACAACCGATGCGAAGGGGATGAGTTCCTCGATGTCCTCAATCATGTCCTCGATGTCGTAGGCATCACCGAACTCGCACATTAGTGCGTTAGAGATGTTCCTCTCGCTTCCGAGGATGATGGCGAAGTTCACGTTGAGCAGGTCATCAGTTAGTCCTGCGATGTCTACACAGGTATGGATGCGCATTAGCTTGTCGATATTCATTGTGTGTGGGTTTGTTGCGTGATGTTTGTGAGCAGTATGAATCGATCGATTTGGTGTCAACACATGTACAGGATGTTCGATGTGTCGTAGCCGAGTTCTTCCAAGTGAGTTTCCATGTCCTCGATTTGGTCAAGGTTTTCGATTGTGATTACGTCTACCTCTCGTGTTGTGTAGTCGAGGATGGCTACCTGATTGTCTCCAAGTTGAATTTTCATTGTGTATAGGTTTATGTGGTTGGGTTTACTTTGTGTTCTTTGATTTGAAGCGGAGGAAGTTTGGGTGCTCCATCGCTTCCTCGATGGTCGTGCATCGTGGTGTCTTAATTTCTGTCCCGTCTGTCATGTGCAGGCAGTTGAGTTCTGGTGCGTACCTGTGTCGCTCCAATCCATGTACTTGAATCTTCATTGTGTGTGGGTTTATGTGTATTCTTCAACGATGTAGATTGCGGCAGTGATGGCTCTGTCGTCGGCATCGCCCATCTCTCCTTGCAGAACTTCGTTCTGAAAAGTTTGCAACAACTCGTGCAGTGTGTTCAATTCTTCTGGTGTCATCGTGTGGGGGTTTATGTGGTTGGGTGAATGTAGTGTTCGTCGTAGGTGAACTGCTTGGTGCGTTCGATGTAGTCGATGAAGTTCCGCATGTGGTGTTGTCCGCTGAAGAACTTGGTAACCTTCCATCCTCGTGGTCGGTCGTTGGTGTGGAATACTAATGTTGCTTTCATGTGTCTATAACGTTTGTCGTGTTTGGGTTATTGTGTGGGGAGTTAGAGTTCAATGGTGCGGGCAATTTTCAGGAGAGCGTTCTTTGCGGATTCGATGCGCAGACGATGCATCTTCTCCTCCTCAAAGGTTCTGCTGCTGTTTGTGGCGCGGGCTTCCTGTCGTGAAGCTAGGTTTGCTGCAATTGCGTCTTGGTAAGCCTTGGTAGCTGCTTTGAACTTGTCCATGTGTGTGGGGTTTATGGGTTTGTGGGGAGGACAGCGTGTCCATCCTCCCCGTGATTTCATTAGGCGTTGCGCTTCCGCTTTGTCAACTCTGCGTCACACGCTCTGCGAACCATGACTGCCGTGGCGTTGTCAACTTCGTCCTGCTTGGTTGCGTCTCCAACTGCAATCTTGTAGTCGGTGCGATGCATGACGTTAGTGGCGTTCTCCAACGTTGCGATGACCGTGGCCGTGTCTGCTTGCTTGATGATGTCTACGAAGTACATGATGTGTGGGGTTTGAATGGTTTGATGAATGATTCGGTACAAACATCGTGAAGGGAACAGATACTTGTCAAGTTTTCAAATGTTAACGAATGTGAATCCCGCAGTATGACTGAGATACAGAGCGAAAAAAAGTTTGAGCATGGGGGTCAAGACGTGGTGGTTGGATGGGGGGTGCGACAGGTTCATGTGGTGGGGAGGATGTCGGTCAGCGCGTATACCCCTTCCGCTTAGGTCTGAGGATGGGAGGATTGGGGAGGGTTTGTTATTGTGGTCTGTATGTGTGCATAAAGCCACGTCTGTTGAATGCTTTGTACAAGTAACCTAGGTCAACACCCTGTGCGTCAACACGTTACACAAAACGCTAAAAGTTGTGCGCAAATCGCAACATAATGCAAGGGAGGGGGGACACAGATTCCGTTTCGGGTCGCGCGCGTGCTCGTCTATGTAGCACGATAATCCCATACTCAAACATTTCTCACCACTTTTTCCAGATCCGCTGTTCGAGTTTGACTTTAATGCGGATATTCTAAACTTATGATACACAATTAGTTAGGCTGTGTTGATTAAACTTTCAATTCAACCTTGACTTTTGAGATTTTTGTTTATACCTTCGCAATCATCAAGCAGATCAGAGGGGTCTAAACTTCTCAGATGGTCTTTGTGTGAACACAGAGAATCTGTTAGATGTTTATGTCAGAGGATTGCTATGTCTAAAACCAAACACAATAAGAGGGTGTCTGACAAGATCAGGCTGTTAGTGCGAGAGGGGAAACCCTTGAAGCAGGCCATAGCCATAGCACTGTCCATGCACGGTAAGACTAAGAAGAAGTAAGCTATCTTTGCGTGTATGAGAGCACTCAAGGGGAACGTTACTAGGACTGGTTATCGCAGGGATAGCAAGGACAGGTTCAATGACTTCAATGTCATCCCATCAAACAAGATCTCCATGAAGGGGGTTGATCACGATGTGATCGGTGTGAGTGATAGGGGGGATGTGAAGCACATGAAACCTGGTGGGGAGTACAGGTTCAGTGGGAAGACTGTCACTGAGTTCCCTGTGTATCAAGGTAGCGGTCAGTTCAACATCCCGAAAGAGGCGTACAACGCACAGATGGACACAACAGCGTTCATTAGGGCACTTGCTGGGGTGGAGTCTGACCTGAACTACAGGGCTCAGAACCCAACCTCTTCGGCTGTTGGTGGGCATCAGTTCCTGTGGAATCTGCTCAAGAAGGACCCAAACCTATCTGGGGTAACTAAGGAGCAGTACATGTTCGATGAGGATCTTCAGAACGAGACGATGAGAAGAGCTCTCACTGAGTCTGTCGCTGGTGGGAATCCGTACATGGAGGATATCGCTGACATTAGAAAAGAGTATTCACCACAGATTCCTGGGTTTGACGATATGTTCTCAGACCTTGACTTACTCCTTATGCGTCACCTTAAGGGGAGACAAGGCTCTAGAGAGTATCTTGGTCACACGATCAGAGATAAGAGGGATGAAAACCTCAAGGGTAAGAACATGACCTTCCCTGACTATCAAGCCAAGTTCTATAGATACTACTACAACGACTAACAGCCATGGGGATATTTACTAAGAAGGATACAAACACAATCTCTGGTGAGGATAAGTTCAAGGGGTGGGGGAACACCAAGGAGAAGGTATTTGAGTCAGAGGCACAGAAGGGGGCTGTAACGTCTGCTGCAGGTGGTGACCTAAAGGGGGAGGACTTCAGGCAGCTCAAGAGAGATGTACACAAGCAGAAGAGACTCAACCGTAGAGCCCTTAGAAAGGCCGAGAGAAAGGGGATTGACCCGTCTCAGGTTGAGATGAGGGGTGGTGAGTACAAGGAACTTACCCGTAGAGAAGAGGACATCGAGCAGTACTTTAAGGATGTAAGGAAGGAGAGATCGGAGAACACTGCTGAGATAGTGGGTGTCTTGGCAGGGGCAGCCCTTACTGGGGGTGCTATCCTTGGCGCTGGGGGTGGAGGAGCTGCTACAGCTGGAGCTACTACGGCTGTTGCCCCGACAACAGTTGGGACTGGCATCACAGCAACTGGAGGATCAGGTCTTGGTGGCGTTGCCGCCACTCAAGCAGCCCTGACCCCTGCTGCCTTGACAGGAACCACAGCGGCCACCACTGGAGCCACTGGAGCCACGACAGCTGCAGCCACAACTGGCACGACTGCTGCAACCACAGGGGTTAAGGCTGGCCTTAAGGAGTTTGGCAAGAAGGCGGCTATGGGGGCCATAGAGAACAATATGTCTGGTGGGGCTCAAGGGGGTTTTCAGCCAGACCCCAGAACAGCACAGCTGGAGCAACAGCTTGCAATGATGCAGAATCAAATGAACTTCATGCAGCAACCCACCTTCCAGGTCCCAGCGTATCAGACCCCACAACCATACACCATGCCACCACCGATGGTGCAACCCTCTTACACGGCGGCTGATGTGTACGATCCATTCCTCCAGTAATAATTAAAACAGCTTTACTATCTTTGCCTCATGGCGACAATGAGCGTACAGATTGACGAGAAGGTAACTCTCAACGGGAGGGACTTTGGTCAGACTAGATCAACCACCATCGATGGGATCAACACCATTGATACTAGGGTGTTTGTCGCCACGTCCACTGAGATGGATCTTATCAAGTTCGACTTAGCTGCAGGGAACGGTCAGTTTATAGACGGTGCCCTGAAGTACCTCCGCATCTCTCACCTTTCAGGGAGCGATGACTTACACGTGAGGGTGGTTGGAACTGATGAGGAGTACGCCGTGTTGGTTCCGACAGGAGGTAGCGTGGTTTTCTTTGATCAGGGCATGGACGCGACTCAGACATCAACAACACCTGCCGTCACAGCCGACGGTACGGTATCTATTAACTTTGCAAACATCAACAAGATTTCGGTGGTCTCTGACTCTGCCGACATCACAGCAGAATACTTTGTAGCAACATCATGAGAACACTAAGAGACAACAGAATGTACCGTGCAAGCGGTATGAACGAGCACCAGAAGTCTAATAAGACGCCATCACAACTAATTGAGTACTTTAAGGCAAGTGGTAAGGCTAAGATCCAGGAGTATCAAGCAAGCGGAAAGTACGCTGATGATAGCCGTCTTCAGAATATGTATGACGATGCCTCTGCCATTGGGATGGGGTTGCTTAACCTGTTTACAGGTGAAGGTGATCTTAGAGATAGATACGTCTTGGGTTATGGAAATGAGTCGGCTGATGACTACGCTAGACAGCGTAGCGGGCAATCTGGTATGATCGACGCCATTGGATCTGCTATTAGCGGGTTTTATGATGAGCTTACTGCACCAGGCTATGAGTACGCCCCGTCAAGCGTACAAAAGCACCCAATTGATGCTGGCATGAGAGCCTTTGAGCGTGCTCGCATGACTAACGAGGAAAGAGACGCTCTTAGAAGATAATCTACCTGACGGTCTGCTATTGATGAAACAAGAAAGCCCCCTTGCGGGGGCTTTTCTTTTTGTCAGACATCAGAGCATCGATACACAGGTTGACTGTTCGAGGCATCTAGTTCATACCCAGGGGCTGTAATATGAACCCCCATCTCCTCTACAACAACTTGGTCGTTCGCGATGCATTGCTGAACCCAGTCCTCGTCGAACAGAAGGATGAATGGTTCGTTCTCACCCTGAGGTCCAGCCGTGGAAACAACATACACCCCAGCCATTCCAGGGTGAAAGCTCATGACGCTGTCAGGTTGTTCCATGAAGATGTGAACGTCACGCTTCATTTCGTAGTCGTAGATCTCACCACTGGCTAGCACACTGTCAAAGTCAGCCGTGCTTAAGCCTACCACGCGGTCCACGTTAATAACCTGAATCGGCATGTCTGATCGCACAGATTGGATGAACGGGACAGACACTCGATTTCGAAGACGCTCCATTGAGCAATCGAACGTGAAGGCCAGTACGAAGATAGCTGCGAAGAAAGCGAACACAGAGATTGCAGTCCAACGCAAGACCCGAAGGGTGAGGTTAATGAAGTTGTTCATGGTTGTTTGTTTTAAGTGTTTGTTTGTACTTTCGTGATTGATTCTGATACGATGATAGGATGAACATTCGACTTTTCCAAATATCGGCTGTTAACGAGTGTGAATGAACAAGCACTACTTCAATCCGAAGAAGAAGCGTAAAGACTCTAGAGTAGAGAACGAGAAACGAAGACTAAACAATGAAAGTGTTAAAAAACAAGTCAGGAGATCCCAGCGTGAAAGACCTTCTCAAGCGTCTTAGCAGGAAACCTTCTGCCGACATGAACGCCAAGGAATATGAAGCCATGCTCGACAAGCAAGTCGCTGATGGCAGCCTCACCAAGGAAGAGAAGAAGAAGCTTGTGGATAACTTTAAGGTAAGTAGCGACATCGACAAGGCCTACCCTGACGTGTTTAACTTGCTTAACAAGAAATGAAGTTATCCGACAACCTAACCCTTTCAGAGGTAACGAAAAGCCTTACAGCAAAGAGACTAGGTATTAACAACGAACCAGATGATTGGGTTACAGAAAATCTTAGACAGGTTGCGATCAATATATTTCAACCTCTTAGGGAGTGTCTCGGAGTTCCTATATACGTGTCGTCAGGGTATCGCTCGCCTGAACTCAATAAGGCGATCGGTGGCTCAAGGCGTAGTCAGCATATGGAGGGACGTGCGCTCGACCTGGATGCCGACGTATACGGCAAGTGCACCAACGCAGACATCTTTAACTACATCAGAGAGAATCTTGAATTTGATCAACTCATTTGGGAGTTTGGTGATCAGGACAATCCTGATTGGGTTCATGTGTCTTTCGTTTATGATGGCCTTAATCGTGGTCGCTGCCTCAAGGCTTGTCGTGACGATCAGGGAAAGGTTTACTACGAAGTGATGTTCGGAAAACAACTTTGATATGCTAGGTCTAGGACTATCTTTAACCAATCAAGGGGTTGTCACTTCAGCTGTCATCCCACCACTTCTTGATGAATATTCAGGAGCTTCAGCAGCCTACAGCTTAAGGAAGCTTAGAACTGATTATTCAGGTAACGCCATCCGCATTCGCAGGTCAAATGATGATGCTGAGACAGATATAGGTTTTAGCTCAGGTTCGCTTGACACTGCTGCAATAGCTAGTCATTGCGGTGCGAACGATGGATTTGTCACCACGTGGTATGACCAAGCCTCAAGCAACAACGCTTCACAGTCTACCTCAGCAAACCAGCCAAAAATTTACGACGGAACAACGGGTGTTATAATAGTGAACGGAAAACCTGCGGTACAGATGTCTACCAGCAGCATAAGTCTTTCTGTACCCAGTTCAAAGACAACATTCAAGTTCTTGCACGACGGATCAAGCAGTTCAACCTCATGGGTGGTGTCCCCGACCGATGCAAGAGAAACAAGTGGGACGACAGAGCATGAGCTCTTTGAGACTGGCGCGTTTTCGGGTAGTGTGGGGGTTGAGATTTCATACCAGTCAAGTCAGTTCTCTTCTACAGAGTTGGCTCGTTTCTTGGTTAAGAATGGCACCTCAACCTCTGTTGACTACACGACTCCAGTAGAGACTTTTGCGGTTGGTCAAAACTTGGTTACGTTTTACATCGATGCTGACAATGCAACAGCTGCAGATCGCCTCAAGGTGGGTGTAAATGGAGGAGCACTGTTAACTGGTAACACCTCAACGAACGCCCCAAGCACTGCTGACAGTCAGCTAGACTTCACTCTGTATGGCGGATTCACAGCGCTTTGGCAGGAGGTTATTGTTTGGAATTCAGATCAGTCAGCCAACCGAACCGCGATTGAATCCAATATTAACAACCTCTATTCTATCTACTGATGAATTACATTGTGGTAAGCCCTACTGAAGGAAAGACCTCAGAGGAAAGATGTGAAGAAATATCTGCGGCCTTGTGGACAATCCAACGTCCAAGATCAATTAGATCTCAGGATGATGTCACTAACAACTTCTGTGGGTATGTAACACATTCTGACGGCAGGGCGGCTCTCTGCATATCCTCGACTGACAAGATTAGACCTCACGCATCTCTTGATACAACGGAGCTGTTTGATTCTATGCCAGAGTACACGACTCAAAAGAAGACTGCGGTTACGACAAGGCTTAATGACAATCATGGTGTTGAGATAAATGTTGGGGACATTCTCCCCACTTCATTCTCTTATGTCAGTGAAGCCTACATGATTGGGGATGGGTGGTTCCCTGAGATCAACTAACCCTCTAGCTCCCTATAGAAGTCCTGCACCAACAACCTAGCCTTCTGGGTGATGGCATACCTCACCCTGTAGTTGTGCTTGGTTTCGTCCCTAAACAGGTGATCCTCTCTGGTATCTGACGGTGTAAGCCTGTCGAAGTGCTTATAGACATACCCCTCCTTCATAAGAGGATACAAGGTCTTTTGCGCCATTGGTGCAGCACTCTTCCCCATGTCCTTAGCAGCGTGCTTGATCGTAAAGAACTCAAGGTCGTACGCCCACAGCAAGAACATAAGCTCCCTCTCGAAAATATCTCTTTTCAAACAGAACTCTCTCGTCACCCTCTGAAGGTGTTTGAGGTAGTTCCTTTTGACGTACCTTTGATCAAGAGGGGAGAACTCCCTGAAGAGACGCTTCTTGGAACCCTTCCTAATCGCCATAAAACCAAAGATATGGACAAAGAAGGCTTCTTGTTAGAGATACAGAGACTTGCTTTCGAAATGGAGCGAGTCATAGAAAAATATGGGGTGCGTGACGAGGTCTTGTCTCTTATGGTAACTGGGCTTGTCGAGGAGGATGAAGACGACCCAGAGGAGAAAAGACTAAGGGCGATCTACAGCTACAACATGGACAGTGAGGATGAAATGCTTAGTGTCCTTAACTTTGTGGAAGAAACATTCATCCCGTCGGATAAGGGTGGCGGAGGTCCAGACCTCGACGACCTCCTTGATGGGCTGGGTATATCACTGAACTAAAATGGAAGGACTTATCAGGAAGATTGTCATAGGCCAAAACCCTAAGGATGGTATGGCTTACTACGTTGGCATGAAGGTGGGGGATGGGAGCGTCTCTGCCATCGTGCTGGACGATGAACATCTTCACAGGCACAGGATGAAAAGATATCTTGTATATATTAAGAGAGATGACGGTCAGGTTCTGTGGAAGGCCATAGACGAGATGCCGTGCTTGGTAGAATTCGATCTAAACTTCTGATGACTAGAAACAACCTTACGACAGACGGATCTGAGTTTGTGACACCAGACGGTAAGCCGTACACTGGCTCATACCATGTGCACATCTCTGAGGGAGCCATGGTTGGTCCAACTCACACTAATCAACCTCACAAGAGGCTCAGCTCTGTTAACGAGGTTGTTGCGTCCAAGGTTGCCATCATCCAAAGAGGGATGAGGAACGAAGCCCCAGCACAACCACAACCACAGCCAGCAAGACGTGCATCGACACCTTCAAGACAGGTTGCTCGACCTGCATCAGCTAGATCAAACTCTGGGGGTGCGTACTGATATGAGCAAGAAAGTACCCAAGGGAGTTGGTGATAGCATCGCTAAGTTCCTAGAGATTACTGGGGTGCAGAGGGTTGTTAAGTCCACAGTGAAGGACTGCGGCTGCAAGAAGAGGCAAGAGAAACTGAACAAGCTCTTCCCTTACAAGTGACATGAAATTCAATAAACTATATAATGAAAACGTTCAACTTCTTTGTCGTCGAGCTCAAGAAGCTCATCAACGACACGATCAAGACTGACAGCGGTCTAGAGCTGTATATAGACACTAGGTTCGAGATGGGGGAGTTTGAGTACAGGATCAACGAGGGTCCTGTGGTTGCATCCCCGTTCAAGTACGACACTGGTGTAAAGCCAGGGGATACGCTGTACTTTCACCACCTTGTCGTTATGCAGGGCGGGCAGCCACTTACTGGGGAGGACGACCACTACATTGTCAAGTACGACCCAGAGGCCATCAACTCACAAGCCATTGCCTTTAAGTGTCAGGATACTGGGGAGATCAAAACCCTTGGGGGGTGGACACTTCTTGAGGCTGTTGAAGAGGAGGAAGAGTTCCCATCTGATCTGATAGAGATGGTTGAGCTTGAGCAGAAACTCCCCACAAAGGGGAGGCTTGTCTACGGCAATGAGGAGACAGACTACATGGGATTAGCTCCAGGGGATGTCGTTGGGTTTGCCAAGAACAGAGACTACAGACTCAAGATTGACGGTAAGGAGTATTACAGAACCAGAGCTGAAGATTTGCTTTATGTCGAGGAAGAAGTTCACAACGATTGATGCTGCGGAGAAGCTCATGCACAGCATGGAGATCGCCATCAACAACATGATTGAGGAGATCAAGAAGCCTGTCGACCCAGAGGCAGGCGGTGCATCTAGAAAGGCTGAGCTTCAATCCATCAAGCAGACAGCTATTGACGCCAAGGAGTTGCTAGTGGAAAGGCAAAGACTTGAGCAGATGGTGAGGGATCTTAAGCAGAGCGGTGAGATAGAACAAGAAAAAGATTACTCAGGGGGGTTCGCGGAAAGATTCTCTAAGTAACTTTACACCGCAAGTATCCCCTCAAGCTTATACCTTGTCGAAAGGGTAACTGGTTACATGTGGGTTCAAGTCCCACCTTGCGGACAAATTAAATAACATGGCAAAGGTTCAGGAATCAAACTACAAGTCCAGGCGCGTGCGCCGAAAGGGAGTGCATGCAAAGACCAAGTACTCTAAGCACAAGAGCTCTAAGAACTACGTGAAGTCTAACAGGGGTCAGGGTCGTTAACTATGGCCTACAAAAGCAAGGAAGATCAAAGCAGGGCCTCTAAGGATCACTATCGGCGCAACAAGGCTCTGTACAAGGAGAGGAGCTTAAAGCGAAACAAGAATAGAAGAAAGTGGGCGAGAGAGTTTGTTCGGAGAGTCAAGGTGCTTTTGAGCTGTGTTGACTGCGGGGAGTCAGACCCTATAGTCCTTGAGTTTGATCACGTAAGAGGTAAGAAGATCAAGAACGTCGCCGACATGGTTAACAACTCTTACAGCATAGAAGCTATAAAGAACGAGATCAGGAAGTGCGACGTCAGATGCGCTAACTGTCATAGAAGAAAGACTTACGAAAGGAGAAAGAAGAAATAACTACTGCCCCTATAGTTTAACGGATAAAACTCCGCTCTTCTAAAGCGGTAATCTTGGTTCGATTCCAGGTGGGGGTACAATGACTGAATATCAATGTCTTATGGCTAACTATGTGTGTAAGTGCTGCGAGCACGAAGAAACAAGGGACAAGGCTTCTATCAAGATTATTGACGGGGAGGCTGTTCATAACGTTAAGTGTCCATGTGGTAAGTACATGGAGTTAAAGAACCCAAAGTCTGGAGCCCCTAGCTTCAGGAGCAATCGGTATGGCCAAGTCTACTGATGAATATATTATCCAGATTTGTCCCAACGGTACAGAGGGAGAAATTGTTAGGATTGGCGATCTTGACATTGCACTTCCCGCTCAGCCCCCCGAAGAAGAAATTGTTGGATATGGACGTCCAAACCACTTGCAGTTGTGGGAGAGGATTCCTATGCCAAAGGAGTTGCTTCGGATTAAGAGCATGGATGAGTGGTCCGAGTCGCCAAGAGAGTTCAGGGAGAAGTTTCGTCCGTATATCGAGGAGGAGTTTCGTCGTCGTCGTGAGGGCTTTTGGTTTTACAACGATGGTAGGCCTACGTATATTACGGGCAGGCATTACATGATGCTCCAGTGGACCAAGATGGATGTGGGTTATCCAGACTATCTTGAGTTCCAAAGAGATATTTTCGTACATTTGTCTGCGTGTGAGGCGGACCCCCGATGTATCGGGCAGCTGTATACTAAATGTAGGCGGAGCGGATACACTAACATCTGCTCTGCTGTGCTTCTGGACGAAGCCACACAAGTCAAGGACAAGCTCTTGGGGATACAGTCGAAGACTGGTAAGGACGCCCAGGAGAATATATTCATGAAGAAGGTGGTGTACATGTTCAGACACTATCCCTTCTTCTTCAAACCTATTCAGGATGGAACGACCAATCCGCGCATGGAGCTGGCTTTTCGCGAGCCGAGTAAGAGAATCACGAAGAAGAATAAGACTGCGCAGACGGGCGAGGCTCTTAATACGCTGATCAACTGGAAGAACACCACCAACAACGCATACGACGGTGAGAAGCTTCACCTGTTGTACTTGGATGAGGCTGGTAAGTGGGAGAAGCCTACGGACATTCGTGACGCTTGGAGAATTCAGCGCACGTGTTTGATTGTGGGTAGAAAGATTGTGGGGAAGGCCTTGGTCGGCTCCACTGTAAACCCTATGGATAAGGGTGGGAGGGAGTACAAGGACCTTTGGGAGGACTCCAACCCAGAAGAAAGAAACGCAAACGGTAGGACCAGATCTGGCTTGTACCGCTTATTTATTCCAGCCTATGAATCACTTGAAGGATTTTTTGACCGACACGGTCGACCCATCGTTGACGATCCTGATAGCCCTGTGGACGGGCTTGATGGGGATAGTATTACTATCGGGGCTAAGACGTACCTTAAGAACGAGAGGGAGAGCCTTAAAGGAGACCCCTCAGAACTCAACGAGGTAACGAGGCAGTTCCCCTTCAGCACTGACGAAGCCTTCAGGGACAGCATCGACGGTAGTCTGTTCAACATAGGTCAGATCTACGAGCAGATACAGTACAATGACGAACTCTTCCCTAACCCTGTCGTCAGGGGTAACTTCGTTTGGAAGAACGGGGAGCAGGACACTGAGGTACTGTTTGACCCAGACCCAAAGGGTAGGTTTAGGGTTGCTTGGATGCCACCAGCTGAACTAAGAAATAATAAGATTGAGCAGCGAGGCAAGCTCGTTGCACCGAATGCAGAGCTAGGGGTGGGTGGGGTTGACTCCTACGACCTTGATGCCACCGTCGACGGACGTGGGTCTAAGGGGGCGCTGCACCTCTACAACAAGTTTCACATGGAGTACCCATCGAACATGTTCGTAGTGGAGTATGCATCTCGTCCACCTCTAGCCAAGATCTTCTATGAGGACGTCCTTAAGGCTGCGTTCTTTTACGGGTACCCTATCTTAATTGAAAACAATAAGTACGGTATTGCAAGATACTTTGAATCAAGAGGTTACGATGGTTATCTAATGGATAGGCCAGAGCACTTAACCAGTGGCGGTAGCGCAAAGACCAAGACCAAGGGTATCCCCTCTAACTCTCAGGATGTGATCCAGTCGCACGCCCATGCCATTGAAGCCTACATACACGATCATGTGGGGATAAATAGAGATACTGGGGAGCACGGGAAGATGTACTTCAATAGGACTCTTGAGGATTGGATTGGGTACAAGATTGACAACAGAACCAAGTTCGACCTTACGATTAGTTCAGGGTTGGCGCTGCTTGGTGCTCAGAAAGCAAAACCAAAGAAGCCACCATCTGACTTTTCTGAAAGGGTGTTCTTGCGTAGGTTCAAGTAAACATAGGATTTCCACTATATTTGCAACTGCATGCAACTCACCACTTCGCGGAATGTATAATAACACTAGGAAGTATTCAAAGAACTTTCCCGACCCTCTAGCCTCACGGGAGACCAAGATGTCTCAGGACTACGGGTTGAAGTACGCGAAGGCTATTGAGAATCAGTGGGGGAAGATTCAGGACGAACAGTCCCTATATAAGAAGAGAGCGAGAACGTTTGAGAAGAACAGAGACTACGCCAACGGTGTTCAGGACACCACGATCTACAAGCAGATCCTTACGTCCCTAGATCCTAACAATGGCGATGGATCTCTGATAAACTTAGACTACACTCCAGTACCTATCCTCCCCAAGTTCGCTCGCATCGTAGTGAACAAGATTCTGTCAAGAGCCCCTTACCCTAACCTTGAAGCGATTGACCCCATCTCTACCTCTGCCAAGAACAAGCAGAAGCAGAGAATCATGAACCAGGTTCAGATGAAGGAGCAGCTTCAAGCTCTCAAGGAGATGACTGGCGGGTTGGTTTTAGATCAAGATCCAGAGAATTTGCCTGACACAGCGGAGGAGGCGGAGATTCTTCTTGAGACAAACATCAAGACAGACGCCGAGATTGCTGGGCAGATTGCCACAAATCTCACGCTAGAGTGGAACGACTTCTCGGACAACGTGTACAGAAGATGTGTGCAGGATTTGGTTGCATGCGGGATGGCTGTTGTCAAGAGGGACAATGACCCCACCTATGGGATCAAGACGTCATATGTAGATCCTGTGAAGTTTATTCACAGCTCCACCGATGACCCCAATTTCTCTGACATCGTATACGCAGGTCACATCAGAACCATCTCCATTCAGGAGCTTAAGCGTATCGCTGGTGATGAGTTGACGGATGAGCAGTACAAGAAGATTGCTGAGAAGTCTAAGAGCCACAACAGCGACTACAACAAGATGAACCAAGTGTACTATGATGATACGCTTGGGAGAAACGTGTACGGGTATGAGGAGTATATGGTTGACGTGTTGGACTTTGAGTTCATCTCTGTCGACTGCATGTACTTTGAGGAGAAAGAAAATCAGTACGGGAATACTGGTTTCTACTACGAGGGTTTTGAGTACAAGGAGAAGTCTAATAAGGGGGTCTACGAACGCACACCTCACAAGATGGAGATCTCGTCAATCTATGGTGGGATGCTCGTTCTGGATTGTGACTACCTGATCAACTACGGCCTTAAGACCAACGTGCCCAGAAACATGCACGACGTAACCAAGGCTCGTATGTCGTACTCTGTTGTTGCCACCAACCTTAGGGATATGATGCCCAAGAGCATGGTGGAGGGGTGTATCGGGTTTGCAGACATGCTCCAGATTACTCACCTTAAGATTCAACAGTCCATCGCAAAGGCTAAGCCTGACGGGTTGATCATTGACATTGAGGGGTTGGAGAACGTACAGCTAGGTAAGGGTGGAGAGCTACAGCCGTTGGAGCTGCATGACATCTACGAGCAGACTGGTGTGTTCTACTACAGAAGTAAGAACGCTGAGGGTGGATTCCAGGGTGCGCCTATCCAGCAGATCCCCAACAGCATTCGCAACATCAACGAGCTCATCACGCTGTACAACCACTATCTCAACATGATCCGTGATACTACGGGCATCAACGAGATGATGGATGCATCAACTCCGAAGGGTGACACCCTCGTCGGTGTTCAGCAGCAAGCTATTGCGGCTGGTAACAATGCAACGTATGACATTACGAATGCGTCTACGATCCTGTTCAAGCAGGTTTGCCAGGACGTAGTTAGATGTCTTCAGATCATCCCACCTGACTCCATCCTGATGCAGATCTATCAGAACGCTATCGGGAAGGAGAACATGGCTGCCCTGTCTGGATTCGCAGATCTACCTATGTACAACTTCGGTGTACTGATCAAGAAGGAAATGGAGGATCAGGACAAGGTGTACTTGGAGCAGAACATTCAGCAGTCACTTGCGCAACAGCAGATAGACCTTGAAGACGCCATGGCCATTAGAAGCCTTAAGGATGTTAATCAGGCCGAAAGACTTTTGATTGTTCGCCGCAAGAAGCGCATGAAGGAGCAGCAAGAGCAGGCGCAACAGAACTCTCAGATGCAAGCTCAGGCCGCTCAACAGGCTCAGCAGGCTGCTGCACAGGCTGAACAGCAAAGGATGCAGATGGAGTTCCAGATGGAGCAGCAGAAGATGCAGCTCAAGACTCAGATGGAGATGCAGCTTGAGGAGGTCAGACATCAGTACAGAAGAGAAATCGAACTCATCAGAGCTCAGGCAACACTAGGATTCAAGACTGACGATCAAGAGTTCAAGGAGAAGATCGAAGTCTTTAAGGAAACTAAAAAGGACGATAGAGTAAAGAAGCAGGCTGAAGAGCAGGCCAAGCTTATCGACAAGAGAAAGGGGATGGAACCTCAAATACCTATGATCTAAAATGGCGAAAAAGGTAAATTTAGACGTAAGCGAAAAGCTTGATATCACATGCCGTCGTGGAGACACGTTCTCACTTACGGTGACCCTGAAGGATTCTGATGGTGTAGCCCTGCCTCTCGCCACGGACAACTACAGCTTCGTTATGCAAGTTAGGGATGGCAACGCTTCTGCCGTTGAGAAGGGAGCTTCGGGCTTGATTATAGGTACCAAGGGCTTGGGTTCTAAGGCAGTTGATGCAAAGGGTCAAGAGAGAAGCTTCGAGTCCTTTGTCACAGACGATAGCGGTAACGTAACCATCACAGCCACTGCAACGACAATGCGTCAGGTTCCTGCAGGTAACTACATCTATGACCTTCAGCAGATCAAACCAAACACCACGACTGGTGTTGATGTGCACACCACAATCCTGAAGGGTGCGTTTAGAGTCAATCAAGACATTTCAGAGGCAGTACAAACTGGCATCTAACAATGAGTATTACAGTAACAAATCAAGATGGTTACTCGGTAGAAATTACAGCGCCTGCTGACTCATCTATTACTGTAACGAGTAAGGGTCCAAAGGGGGATACTGGAGAGACTGGCGCTACTGGTGCTACTGGCGCTACTGGTGCCGATGGAGCAGATGGCGCAGGTGTAATCGTTGGAGGAAATGAAAATGAATTCCTTCAGAAGAACAGCGCAACTGATTACGACACGAAGTGGAGTGCTTACACGCTCCCAGCTGCTGACGGAACTGACAGGCAAGTTCTTATGACTGACGGCGCTGGAACCGTTTCCTTTGCCTACCCTCAGACCATCGCAGAAAACGTAAAGAACGTAAGCGGTGGCCCATTATCCAAAGGGACTCCAGTACACGTCACTGGTAGCGTAGGCAATCTTGCTGAGGTTATTGCGGCTGACGCAGCCACAAACTACCCAGCTCACTTTGTGCTTGACGAGGATCTTGCGGATGAAGGTGAAGGGAAGGGTATTGCTCTGGGCTTTATCAACAACGTTGATGTGCCTGACGCTTCTATCTATACAGAAGGTCAGACCGTATATCTCGGTGCTTCTGGTGGGTGGACAACTACAAAACCAACAGGAACAAACGCCATTCAGAACCTTGGGATTATCATCAAGGTCAACACATCTGGCAACAAGATCTCTGGCATTATCATGGGTGCTGGAAGGGCTAACGATGTACCAAACATTCCTAATGGCCAAACCTGGATTGGTAATGCTTCTGGCGTAGCCACGCCTACCACTCTGGCGGATGTAGCTACGAGCGGTAGCTACAACGACCTTTCAGATCAGCCTACCGATGTTAACTTAGGAAGCACTGATCTTACGCTTAGCGGGGCCAGAGTTGTTGAGATGAATGGGAATACGCTCGACTTTAAGAATGGAGGTACAAGTGAGATAAAGTTCTTTCCCGCAGGCAACGTTCAGATAAACAACAGGCTGACGATTGATGGGGACATTGAAGACTCTTCAATCAGGATGTTTGATAATGGCAACTCAAATGCCGTTACTATAGCTACGTCTGGATCTATGAGTGGAAACGTTTCGGTCACACTTCCGACAACGAACCTCACTTTCCCCACAAGTGCTGGAAGCTCAGGCGATGTCTTAAAGACTGACGGGAGCGGAAATCTTTCGTTCGGCAATGCTGTATCTAGAGGAGGGACGTATTCATACTCTGGGTACGCCACAGATGTTACGAATACAGCTACCTTTTACTATCAGTTCCCGTCAGCAACAGCTACGTCGTCATCAACAGATATGATTAGCTCGAATGTTGGTCAGGGCGTTTCTCAAGCCACTTACGGGGCTAATGGAGCGATGTTGCTTGACGGTTTGTCGTCCACAGATTCTGCTACGTACTCTATAACGGTTAAGGTGACTACAAACACCACCATTGCAATTCAAGTAGTTTCTCCATCTGCAGGCCAATTTGCTGCAGCGACTCAGTTTGCCTTTAGTAGCGCAAGTGAGCAGACGTTCACTTTAACTCAATCATCCCCCACGGCGTGTTTAAGCCAAGCTGGTAATCAATGGTATCTGGGTGTTTTTGTTCAACTTTTTGCTGCGGGTAGTGTTGACTTTAGGGTTGAAGACTTAAGTATTACGGTTTCATGATTCAGTCAAATCAAATAACACTGTACCTGGACGGCGTGGCCACGCCAATGAAAGAGCCTGTTTTTGGTATTGGGTATACGGGTGGCCCTGCAGATTCTTTTGAAGACGTCCTCAGCACTGGCCAGCTTTCCGCAATCACAGCTACAGCCGTAGATTCTGGTTCCGCGAGAGCTAGCATCAACTCTGCATCCAACGTAAAGTTTGTTGTAAACACCTCTTCTGGGGATGTGGATATCAACGGAACTGTAGAGCAAGTCAATGACGCCTTTGGCGGCAGTCACTACTCCATAGTGTTTTTGGTGTCTTAATTATATTTGCTCCATGTCCCAGAGCACAAGAGTAAAGAACCTACTTAAGAAGCACAACTTAAAGGGTGTCAACAAACCTAAGGCTACCCCCAAGCATCCTAAGAAATCTCACATCGTTCTGGCTAAGGTCGGTGACGTTGTGAAGCTCATTCGCTTTGGTGAGCAAGGGGCTAAGACAAATCAGAACGCAACGCAGCGCAAGTCATTCAAGGCTCGTCATGCCAAGAATATTGCCAAGGGCAAGTTGAGCGCGGCGTACTGGGCCAACAAGGTAAAGTGGTAAGATGAAGGCTGTCAAGTACAACAAGGGGGGCAAGCTCAAGATCACTCAGAAGACTATGGACGTCCCACCTCCATCTGGCTACCACTGGATGCAGGAGAACGGTAGGTACTTCCTGATGAAGGGTGAGTACAAGCCACACCCAGGTGCTGTAGAAAACGCTAAGTTCAAACTTGTGAATCATGGGTAAGAACAAGAGCAGAGTCAACGAGGCAGGGAACTACACCAAACCAAGTCTGCGGAAGCGTCTCTTTAACAGAATCAAGGCAGGCGGTAAGGGCGGTAGACCAGGTCAGTGGTCAGCTCGTAAGGCTCAGATGCTTGCCAAGGCTTACAAGGCTGCAGGGGGAGGATACAGGGACAGGAAATAATGGGGTTGAAGAAGTCACAGAAGTCCCTGAAGATGTGGACTAATCAAAAGTGGAGAACCAAGAGCGGCAAGCCCTCTACTCAAGGTAAGGATGCTACTGGTGAGCGCTATCTGCCAGAGTCTGCGATCGAGGCTATGTCCGACGAAGAGTATGCAGCAACCACTGCTAAGAAGAGAAAAGACACTGAAGCTGGCAAGCAACACAGCAGTCAACCTAGGCGTGCCAGACTCATCGCAAGGAGACACAGATAATTCTTGCTATATTTGCAACAAACTTTTCAAGATAACTAAGCAATGGCAACTACTACTGCAACAATCACGCTATCCAGTTCTGACCTCACTGGTGACGCTCTGTCTCTCTCGTCTACCGCGACGCTTACAAAGGGGAACAGCGTCACTGGTCTTGATCAAACCTCTGGTGTAGCCAGAAAAACTTTTACCTCCGATGACGAAGTCCTCCTCTTCGGGGATGCTGATTACAGTGCCACTGACCCTGGATTCAAGGTTTACCTCAGAAACCCAAGCACGGTGAGCTCTGAGTACTTCACCATCAAGATTGCAGATGCGGCTACAATCACAGGATCTCCAGCTGCAAGTGTAGGGGGCAAGAACATGGGGAGGCTCTACGCTGGAGACTGGACACTCTTCCCCTACGACGCAAGCACAGCTTCTGACATCACCGTCACTCCAAGCGTGGCAACTGCCATGACCTTGGAGTACATGATCATCTACCACGTATAATGGGTACAGTTAGAGTAAACGTAACTCTAGCCACAGACGACGTATTGGCAACACCTGTTGCGATCACAGCTGCCAAGACGTTTACTGCTGATGCTGGAAGTGTGACGCGAGTCAAGTTGGCTCCGACCTCTTCTGCTGCAGGTAACCCAGTAATCTACAAGGCGTCAGATAAGCTAGATAGAGCCTACTTGTACATTAGAAATCTCGCAACAGATCTTGAAAAGTTTGTGTACTTGTGGGCAGATGGAACAACCGACGACATCGACATCGCTAAGATTGGTGGCGGCGAGGTTGCTATTATCCCTGTCCCTAACGGTCAGACCTTTAAGGCTTACGGAACTGACGTTGATCAGTTGGTAGAGTATGCTGTGTTTGGCCTTGACAATTCATCTACAACACTAGGATAATGGCACACCCATCAAATTCATTTCCGAAGGGCTTCTATCTCCTCGATGAGGATCAGGTAGCTACTGGCGACTTTTATGCTATTCAATGTTTGACTGCTGGAACTATCACGGTAAAGGGTAGCGGTATTTATGAATACGACTCAGGTTTTTCTGAGACAGCAGCTACTGCGAATGTGTCTATTACACTCCCAGCAGGGGCCACTATATACGGGGCATTCACAAGCATAGATGTGGGTGGTACCGCTAAGTGCATCGCATACTACAAATAATTTAATATGGAAGATCAAATTCAATCTGAAGCTCCAGCAGTGGAGCAAGAAATTCAAGAGGTAGAACAAGCGCAACCAGAAGTCCAGGAATCATCATCTGGACTTCAGTTCTTTGACAACGTAGACGATCTGGCAGCAAGCTTTAATGAAACCCCTCAGCAAGAGGAGGCTGTTGAAGTGCAGCCAGAACCACAGCAGTACGAGGAGACACCTTACGTAGACCCTGAGGCTGCACCAACAACGCAACCAACGCTTTCTGACGAAGAGGCAGGGCGTATGATGGGAGAGTATCTGAACGAGAGGTTTGGAGGTCAACCGCAGACGCTTGAAGATTCTGGGTCAGTAGGGCAACAACCACAACAACAACTTGACGAGCGTGTAGAGGCTATCGCCAGATTCGTTGAGGAAACGGGCAGATCACCAGAGGACTGGTTTGCATACCAGCGACTGAACCCATCCGAGATGGATGACTACAGCGCAGTACGTGTGCACATGGCCACTGAGTACAGCTCACTCTCCCCTGATGAGGTGAACACTCTCATGCAAGGCAAGTATAAACTGAATCCTGATATGTACAGTCAGGAAGAAGTCAAGATGGCACAGCTTCAGCTGAAGATTGATGCACAGAACGCAAAGGAGGCTATCGGAAGAATGAGAGATTCTTACAAGCTCCCAGTTCAGCAGCAGTCACAGGTTGATGAAGACCCCATCATCACGGACGAGTGGATTTCAAACATGAGCAAGGAGGTTGACGCCTTGACTGGGTTAGAGTTTGACCTAGGAAATGGCAAGACCTGGACGTTCGGTTTGAACGATCAATACAAGTCCTCACTCAAGGAGAAGAACGCAAAGCTTGACGAGTTCTTCGACCCTTATGTACGCGACGACGGGAGCTGGGATTATGACACACTGTCATCTCACAGAACTGTTCTCGACAACATCGATCAGATTGTCTCTTCTGTTTACAGACAGGGATTGAGCGATGGTCAGAGAGGGGTTGTGAGCAAGGCAGCCAACGTATCCACGAAGGCTCCAGTTCAAGGTCAAGCACCAACTTCTAATCCGCTTACCGATCAACTAAAAACTATTCTCGGTAACGGAAACAAAATGACTTTTAACATCTAAGACTAAGAAATTATGGCTACAGTAGCTAAGAATGGTTCTGACTCTTATGCAACGTTTACTTCGTCACCTGACAAGTACACTACTATTGATGCGTTGCTTAAGGTCAATAAGAATGACAACAGAGATCTGTTGATCAAGACGTATGGTGATCAAGGTATCACTGGATTTTTGGAATTGACTGGCGCAACCAAGTCTGCTGGTACGAACGACTTCGTTCAGTACTGGGAGGAGCAACGCCGTCACGCCAAGGTAACTGTTGCTGGATCACCAGCAGGCACTGGTGGAGAAATCACTGGTATTACTGCGATCTCAGAACTTCAGCTTCAGGATGTTGTTATGAACGCAACTACTGGTGAAGTGTTCATTGCAACTTCTCTCTCTGGAACAGATGTGAATAAATTCAAGAGACTCGACGGTTCTACATCTAACACTGCTTGGACGGCAGGTGACGAGCTGATCATCTTGGGTAACATGTACGATCAAGGTACTGAAGCTCCTTCAAAGTTCATGACCACAGACGCCACTAAGCGTCAGAATTCCTTCATGATCATCAAGGATAAGTACGAAGTAAACGGATCACAGGCTACCAACATTGGTTGGGTGAATGTCGGTGGCGATTACAGATGGTACATCCACGGTGAGCAGGAGACTCGTCAGCGTTTCTTGGACAGACGCGAGATGATGATGCTCTTTGGTGAGCAGTCAGATTCTGGTGACACCATTTCTTCTGAGCCAGGATCTGTCGCTGGTTCTGAAGGTTACTTCGCAGCTATTGCTGACAGAGGTATTGAGGTTACTAACGGTAGCGCCAACCCTCTCGATTCTTTCGCTGAGTTTGATAACATCATCATTGAGCTCGATAAGCAAGGTGCTCCTGGTGAGTACGCTATGTACGTCAACAGAACTCAGGACTTGGCTATCGACGACATGCTTGCTGCTGGTATCGCTACTGGTGTGACAGCTGGTCTCCCAGGTCAGTTCGGTGCATTCCAGAACTCACCAGACATGGCTGTTCAGCTTGGATTCAAGAGCTTCACTCGCGGTGGGTACACTTTCCACAAGCACGACTGGAAGCTGTTGAACGATCCTACCTTGTTGGGTGCTTCTACTAAGTACATGGGTGCTATGATTCCTTTGACTCAGGTCACTGATCCACGCACTGGTACTAAGGCCCCAGCATTGGAGTTGAACTACAAGGAGGCAAACGGTTACAGCCGTGAGCTCGAGCACTGGGTACGCGGTGGTGGTGTCTTCGGACACAACGAGTTGTCTAAGGACGTCGCGGAAATGCACTACCGTTCTGAGATCGCTTTGATCACTCGCGCTGCTAATCAGCACGTTGCTCTCAAGGGATAATTAACCTAAAGTGACGAGAGGGCCCTTCGGGGCCTTCTCTTAGCTTCTTAATCTTTCAAGATATGGCTACTACATATAAGCATACATCTGGCGCTGTAACAGCAGCGAAGAGAGTGACTGCCACTGATGTGTTTACAAAGAACGCTGACGGAGCTATCATTGAAGTTGAGCAGCCTGCTGGCACCATCTTGTCTGAAGTAATCGTGAGATTTACTAAGACTTCAACTCACGCTGCATCATCAGAGGCTGGATACGAGATTGGAACTGAAAGCAGTGGCGCTCAGATTGCAAGTAATCCAGACGGATTCCTGGATGTTGGAACTGAAATTCCATCCAACGCTGTCTTTTACTTGAAAAACGGTAGAGATGCTGCAGGATGGGTAGGTGACTCTCAGCATGACGCGGCAGCTCCTGGTGACGCTGACGCTTACACTGACTCAGATAGAACCATCTACCTCACGTTCCTGCATAGCAACCACGATGTCACGACCAACACAGACGCTGAAGTAAACTTCGTGTTTACACACTTGATCTAATCGTGAAGCGTAAGTACTTTCTATTTAGGAAGGAAGACCTAAGTCTGCTAAGCTCATCTTCTTCAGAGGAAGGGGATGGGCTTAGCGTCTTTGGAGTAAGTGCAGACTCTATGTCGTACATCACTGCCATCAAAGGCGGTGTTGTCATGTACTTCAATAACGCCACACCATACGAAGAAAACCAATTGACTGACGGTGAGTCATTTGAGAAGACAAAGGTTGTTGTAAACTGTGAGGATGGGAAGGAGGTTGACTTGATCGAGTCAGTCATGAACTTCCTTAGCAGTGACCAGTCCCCAGCCGTAATGAGGTTCGACTCTGTTGATCAGGGTTCTAGTCTTAAGGAGGTGAGAACATCTGTGTCCGTTGGAGCAACGATCAAGACACACCCCATAAACAGAGTAACAAAAGAACCCAGCTTCCAGCTTGACAGCGCATTTACTGCAGCCACAGGAGCTGTCGTAAACGACATTGACTTCATTTCAGTCAACCTTAGACCTGAGATAGATTACGAGTTTGAAGAGGGTACCTATAACGCATCCTCACCATTCGAGTTGACTGCGCTAGCAAACAGCGGGACTGGAGGGTCTACTTATGATATAGACCTTGCTTCCTCTGTGGGGAACATAACCAAACTTGACGCGGGATCATCTTCTGGGTTTACTAAGGTTTCTGGAGCCTTTGCGCTT